ACGTTCCAGCCTGGCGCCGCCCCGCCCATGACGGAGGCCAAGGCCATCATGCTGCAGGCGGGCCTGAGCGGGTCCGAGGCATGGTTGGTCGAACAGATGACGCATCGAATTGGCATGTTCGCCCGTGGCGTGGTGGGCGGGCCTTGGCAGGGGTTCTTGGAGGGCCTGCAGGCCCGCGCGCCGGCCCATATCAAGCTGGTGGTGCCTGCCCTGCTGCACGCCTTCCGCGAAGCCGGCTGGGAAGACATGGGCCGGGTTTACTCGGTCGAACACCCGACGAAAAAGCACGTGTTCCGCGCGCCCGATTGGACGGGAAGCAAATCGGAGGCCCGCCGCTTGGTGGACCTGCCTGAGCCCAGCGCGGCTGACATCATCGCGCGGGTCAAGGGCTGACAGGCAAGAAAAAGCCCGTCCGGCTTGTGGCTGGACGGGCTGAAGGATCAGGAGAAATGACGGGTGGACTATAAGTCAAGGATGATGATCAGTCCAGCCGCCAGCAGCAGGGCTAGGCCGGCCCAGATCATTCCTCCTCCGGATTGGAAAAGTCGGTCCGAATGATGGGACGGCCCCGGTCAATCCAGCAGTACAGGCCAGAATTGTCGCGGGCCACGTGTTCACAATCTTCTCGCGGTCCGGCAATTAGGAGTTGCCCGTCCTGAGTAAAAGCTGCGGCAGGATACCCGGCGCAGTCAGGGGGGATGTTCAGATACAGCATGGGTCAGTCCTCCAAAAGGGACCACGCGTCCGCCATCGCGGCTTGGTGGTCTAGGTCTAGATCGTCCTCGATCTGCTCCAGCGCCCAGCGTAGGGCAGTTTCGAGCCGTTCAATGTGAGCACGGGTCCGGACACGGGCGCGGCGGCGCTCCCAGCGTTCGTCGTCCAGCTCTTCGCGGGTGAGGGGCTTGTCGGGGTCAAGACAGGGAATAGCGGGTCCGTACATGTTGCGATCCTTTCAGAATGGCGCCGCTGGCGCGTTGGTGGGATAGGGCACTGGCGCGCGCGCAGGCTTAGGGTCCGGGGCGTGGCCGGGGGCGGGTAGCGTGACGGGGAACGGCCACGGGCGGGGGCGTGGTGGGCTTAGGGGCGCGCCGTGGTGCATGGGGTTGGAGCGGCTCATTCTTCAATCCGTTCGATGATTACGCCAGCAGGAAGTATTTCCCTATTCGCGATGCGATTTCGGCAATCGTCAACGTCGGCGCCAGCGTACGGGAAGAAAAACCGAACACCCGTAGCAGTGTCGATGCAATAAATCCAAAATCTCCTCATGGTGTACCTCTCAAATTGAACGAATGGATATGACCCGCTTTTCATGCCCTGCAGCATGGTCGGCGATCACGATGGAACGGGCTTGCTTTGACGTCCCTGCGCAGAGCATGCAGTCGCTGCACTGGGCCTTGCGGCCGCCCTCAACGCTGGCGGGGCACGTAACCTCGAGGGGCTGACGGTCAACCCCGATGCTCACCCGGAAGTAACGCATACCCATAGACTGAGCTTGACGGGCTTCAGCGGCGGTATCAGCGGATGCCATGACGAGCGGTGACCATGCTGCATGGTCGAACCCGTGAGCTTGCCACTGGTGGGTGTACCCGACATGGCCGGCGCTCAGGGACACCAGTAGCGCCCACAATTCCACGGGCGCGGCCGCGGGGTCCCCGTAGGTGCCAAGCCGGAGCTTGCGACCACGCAACACGGCGCGCACTTGATCGATGCTAGTGGCGCGCGCGTAGGACCCGCGACGATAAGCCCGATAGACTGAAAGCACGGACTCCCCGACACGGACATAGCATGGGGCATCACCAGTAGCGCGCGCGAGCAAGGGTCGATGCGGACACAGTCCGCATACGCTCGCATCATCCCCTGTCTTCACTGCAGTGTGAGGCTCTACGTCCGACCGGATGATGAACGACTGCACCAGACTCCCTGTCTTTGCGTTTTCGCTCGAGTCGGCTAAGCCCGTCAGGATCACGACGATGGGCTTGCCATCGATAACGGACGGGCCGTCATAAACGATGAGTGAGTTTGTGTTCGGCATGATGAGTGCTCCGTTCAGATGAAAGCAGCGAGCAAAAGCCCGAGAGCTGCGCCATAGGCGCATGCGAAAAAGACATCAATGGGACGGGTGCGCATGGTGTCAGGCTCCGATGATGGTGGACTCACGACGAAGCCGGGCCTGCAGGTGTTGCGGGTACGTGCTCAGGTCGTGCGCGGTCCAATCACGCGCGAAGCCGTCCGCGCGCATGAGCACGGACTGGATAGCACGCACGAGGGTTTCGGCTTGCACGATGTACTGCCCGTGTCCAGCACGGAATACGATGAAGGTTTTCATGGTGTCAGGCCTCACAGGTTGCGCAGGTGTTCAGCGTCAATGCCAACTGCGCGCAGAAACGCTGCGAGGGTTGACACCTTGATGCCGAAGTAACACGCGCAGTCGGCGCATGCGTCAACGGCGTTAGTCGTGTCGCGACGGTAGTTGTACTGGGAGAGGATGGAAGGGTGCAGCATGATAGGCTACCTATGCGGTGGGTTGAGACATCCATAATGTACGGGATTGTCGTTCACCCAGTAAAGTGTAGGGGCTTTGCCAATCGTATGATGATTGCCAGGGAATGGCGTTACCTAACTTGAGGGCGGGGGATTAGGCGATGCGACACCATCATCTTAGCCTTGCCACTAGCCCATGGTCTAGGCGCCGTTGACGTGCCCTGCCACCAAGGGAGATATGCTAGTTAGGTCATTAGATGATTAACTGTCAATCAAAAGAAGATATATAAATATATAAGCATATACTGATATATGGGCATGGCGGCGCACGCGTCCGGCGCGACTTCGATATGCTATGCCCAGAGCGCCTACCATGACCTATAAGCTTTTTGACCCTCAAGGCCACGTTCGCGCAGCTTCGCGCCCCTAAGGTCACATAGGCGCATGGCATGGCATGGCATAGGTCGCCTAGCACCAGGCGGCCATGCTGGCCAAAGCAGCGACCCCATTAGGCGTGACCTAATGACCTAGCAGACGGCAGACTGCAGACGGCGTGCGGCCAGGCGCCAGAGGGCGTGCGGCAGAGGGGGGAGGGGGAGGGCCGGCGACCTGAGCAATCAAAGATGGAGGGCCCACAAACCATTTTTATTTTTGCAAACACAAACGGAAAAGGCTTACGCTATACTCAGACCGCCATGTTCAAGTCGCTCCCACTGACCATCCGCGAAGTCAAGGCCACGGAGGCCGTGCTGAACCGCGTGTATGACGCGGCGAAACGGGGGTTAAAGGGCGACAACCTGGCGCTGGCTGCTGGGTTGTTGCCAAGCGAATACCGGCGCTTGCGCGAACTGGACCCAATTGCGGAGTTGGCCGAGCAGAAAGGCCGCGCGGATAGCGAACTTGCCATGTCCGCGGTGTTGCATGAGGCGGCGCTGAACGGCGACTACAAAGCGGCGCTGGCGATCTTGCAGAACGTCCACGGTTGGGTGGCCAAGCAGCAGGTACAGATCGACGTGGCGCAGCAGATCAGCATCACGGCGGCGCTTGAGCAAGCGCAGTCGCGGGTGTTGGAACTCGTACATGAGGTGACGGATGCAAGAGCCCCGGTTCTCGGCGGACCAAGAGCAAGGCTTGATGGCCAGGCTCTGGAGTCCGGCGATAGCGAACGACCCTGAGAAGTTCGTCCTGTTCGCGTTCCCGTGGGGCGAGAACGGCACGCCGCTGGCCAAGCACAAGGGGCCGCGCGCGTGGCAGCGTCAAGTGCTGCGCGACATCCGCGACCACATCGCCAAGAACCAGACCATAGACGCCTACCAGGTGCTGCGCATGGCCACGGCGTCAGGCCGCGGCATCGGTAAGTCGGCGCTGGTGAGTTGGTTGGTGGTGTGGATGCTGACCACGCGCATCGGGGCGAGCGTGATCGTGTCGGCCAACAGCGAGGCGCAGTTGCGCTCGATCACTTGGGCCGAGATCACGAAGTGGTTGGCGATGTTGATCAACAGCCACTGGTGGGAGATCAGCGCCACGCGGATCACGCCGGCCAAGTGGTTGAGTGAGATCGTGGAGCGCGACCTGCGCAAGGGCACGCGGTACTGGGGCGCGGAGGGGCGGCTGTGGTCGGAGGAGAACCCCGACGCCTACGCCGGCCTGCACAACTCAGACGGCGTGCTGCTGATCTTCGACGAAGCCAGCGGCATACCGGACACGATCTGGGACGTGGCGCAGGGCTTCTTCACAGAGAACACGCCGCACAGGTTCTGGCTGGCGTTTAGCAACCCGCGGCGCAACCAAGGGTACTTTTACGAGTGCTTCAACGCCAAGCGGGCGTTCTGGAACACGCGGCAGATCGACGCCCGCACGGTCGAGGACACGGACAAGAGCGTTTACGAGCAGATCATCGAAGAGTACGGCGAGGACAGCCCGCAGGCCCGCATTGAGGTCTACGGCGAGTTCCCGTCAACGGGGGATGAGCAGTTTATCGCGCCAAGGCTGGTCGATGAGGCGTTCAAGCGAGCCAAGTACAAAGACCCCGGAGCCCCCATCGTGATCGGCGTGGACCCGGCGCGCAGCGGGGCGGACTCCACCGTCATCGTTGCCAGGCAGGGGCGCGACATACTGGAGATCCGGCGCTACCGGGGCGACGACACTATGACGGTCGTGGGGCACGTCATTGAGGCGATTGAGGACTTCAAGCCCACGCTGGTGGTGCTGGACGAGGGCGGGCTGGGGTACGGCATCCTTGACAGGCTGAACGAGCAGCGTTATAAGGTGCGCGGCGTCAATTTTGGCTGGAAAGCCAAGAACCAGGTCATGTATCAAAATAAACGTGCCGAGATGTGGGGTATGATGCGTGATTGGCTTAGAACGGCAAGCGTGGCCCCCGACAGGCAACTCAGAAGTGATCTTACAGGGCCAAAAACCAAGCCAA